GGCACAAGCACAGATGCACGAAAGGCCACAGCGGAGACCGTGGCCTTGGCAGTAGCAGCCTGTACAACTGCCCGTATCCGTATCCGGGTAGGGTCAATCCTCATGCAAACTGTTCGCGTAACCGAAACTTCAAGACATCATAGACCGTCTGCCGCATACCTGTGGAGAATACAACTTCAACCTCCCCATCATAGTCGCCCGCAGTCTGGTTGAGATCGGTAGCACCCCAGACCACAATAGCGATGCCCTGTGTAGCCGTCAGGGCCGGGATAGACAGGGCTCGGCTAAACACCACGGTGCCGGTGGTCACTGACTTGAAGTGCATGGTAGCAGTAGCACCACTCAAATCAATGGCGGCACCCGTAGCCTCATTGGTCAGGGTCAGTTGAATCTGAGGGCCGGTGTCATTACGCACCAGCCTAATCCGGGTATCGGTTACACGCGGGTCCATTGGCGCCTCCTACGCGAAGGGCGGGAATCGCATGGCGAGCGTTCCCCGGAACACGCCTAGGTTAGACTGGGCGCGAGCTTCGGTCAGGGTGAATAGGAACTGCTTGGCATGGTAGGTAGCCAAAGCCTTATCCGCCCACTGAACTTGGGGCAGGGCAAGCAGGGTCTGCAGAGCATAGTGCAGGATGGGTAATTCATACTCATCAAACACAGCCTCATCCATCTCAAGGGCTGACCGACTGGGCTTCAGCGCGTATATCATGCGCACTGAGTAGGTCTTGCTCGCATCCGGGGCCGGAAGCACTACATACCGATGAACATCCACCTGAGCCAAGGAACGGGGTTCGGTGCCGTTCTCGGCTATGGCCGTGGATGTAGTGGATAGGATCGGCCACTTGGGATAGAGCTTGGTAGCCGCATCAAGCGTCAGCACTTCTAAGGCGCTATCATTAAGCGTGGCTGATAGCACGGAGTGTACAAGCGTATCGTCCGGCTTGTTAAAGCTATACTGATAAACACCGGGGGTTAGGTTGAATGCAGGCTGCTCATAGCGCCAGACCAAGGCCCGCTCGCAAACCCGTATAGCCGCGTCACGAATGTACTGCACCAGCAGAGGGTAAGGGCACCCTGGAACGCTGGCGCTGACCTTTGCTGACAGGGTAGAGAAGGCTCTGCTCGTCATTGTGGCCTACCTGCTGCCATGGGTGGTGCCGGGGCGTTCTCATTATCAATCAAAGCCCGCTGCTGCAGATCAACACCAAGTGCCTGCACAAACGAATCATAGAACAGCTTGGCCCGGTTAGAATTCACATGCTCATCATCAATGGACGAGGCCAACCACACAACGCCGTCAATCACAGCACCAAGGTAGGTTTCCTTGAGGTATGGGATGGTCTGGTTGATGGTGTAGCTGCTTGGTTCTACCACATACTCAGCAGTCGCCGTCAGATTGGCAACAGGACGCGGATACAGGAAAAACTTGGTGGCATTACGCGGATGCCGGATGAAGTTGAACGGAATACCGGATGCGTCCGAAACCCATAGGGGGTAAGCCCGCTCAAGGATTTCCCGCTCAACCTCGCTGACAGCGTTGAAGTTGTCGATGTAGTAAATCTCAACCAACCTGTGAGCATCACTCGGCAGGTCCTGAATAACGGTGTTGGCCGTAAGCGGAATGCTGGTAATGTTGGTGAACAGGTCTGGCCGGAACACAACGACGCGCTTAATCACCTGATTCACGTACCCAAGCAGGTCCGTGTCAGAGTAGCGGTACGGAGATTGGGTATCCTGAAGGAGCTTCCGCGCCTCCACGATAACTTCCGCAGGTGTCACGTTGGCAGACCCCTTGAAGCCTCAGCATTGAGAGCTTCGTTAGTATAGCCCGGCTCGCCAGGGATGTCATCCGTAAATAGGTTGAGCGGCTCACGCTTCTTACGGCCACGCTTTGCAGCCACAGCTTCGATAGCCGCAGTGGGGATAAACCGCTCTGGGTAAGCCTCCTCCTCAGTTACCTCATACACAGATGGGTTGTTGGCCAGGATCGGGTCCCATTCAAAAATCCATCCGTCCTTGCGACTTTTGAGGTATCGGATGCTCATTTCCTAAACTCCTTACGCTTACCTGATGGGGATACCGGCCAGGATTGCCGGGCAGGCCCGGTCTTACGAGTAGCCATAGTGGCTTTATCTGTGGAAGACATCTTTGTAGCAGCAGCTTTTGGGCGGCAAGCCGGGTAAGCGCGAGACCCTTTCTCAGCCCCGCTGCGACCGCAGGGCTTACCGGTCTTCACGTCAACCCACTTCTCACCAAACCACTTACCAAGACCGCCCTTAGCCACGTTTCTTGACCCGGTTATCCGGGCCTCCCCACGTGCCGCCGCGCTTCTTGTACTCCTTTGCAGCCCACGCATTGGCATATGCGCTGGGGTACACATCGAATTTTGACTTGGCCTCAGCCTTCACGCGAGACCAGAGGGCGGGGTTCTTGGGGGTGGAAGCGGCCATATCAACAGTTCCAAGCCCGGAGGGATTTGTTGATCCGGCTGTTTGGATCATTGGCCGTCTTAGCTGAGGTTAGCTTGGCCTTCATCCCTTTCATTCTGGCACAGAAACTATCACGACGCGGCCCACCTTCTGGCTGCGGGGCTTTGAGGCCCGGCTTGCCGGGGTTGGCGCGGTTGTAGGAAGCACGACCCTTGGCGTTCAGGCCACCCTTCGGGTCCTTACCTTCTTTGCGCTGCCATGCGGGAGTCTTGGCCATTATGCGTTCACCCCTTTGATAACAACGAAGTTAAGCACGGGTGTGTCAGCCGGAGAGCCTGTGTTGCTAAGATTAGCCACCGAAATCTTACACGAACCCGCAGCTACCGCTGTCACAGTAACGCCGTAGGAAGCACTTGTAAGACCCGAAGCAAAACAGATATACACCACATCGGTGGCGTCAATGAAGCTGTTTGTCAGCGTGAACTCGTTGGCGCCGTGACCCGTTATTGCAGTACTAGCAAACAACGTGATCTGGCCGCTGATTTTGTTCAGCGTAACCCCGGTAGTGCGGCTTGTAGCCTGTGTGACCGTACCGCCCGTACCCGAGCCGCCATAGCCAAATGGCTTTGTGGCGACGACTTCGCCAGTACCGTTGGGGGATAGGGTCAGGTTCTGGTTAGTCGTTATGGTGGACAGAACACCGCCATTGATACCAACACCGGCGGCAACGATCTGACCGGTCCCTTTCGGAGTAAAGGTAATACTTATGTTCGTGTCGGTACCGTCTGCGGCAAACGTGGTTCCGGTCAAGTCAAGATGTGCCGCAGCATTGACAGTGCTGAATGTGGTAGCATCAAGATTGGTAAACTGAGCCGTCGGGATAAGCACTACCCCAGTTCCGTTAGGCGTCAGATTGATATTTCCATTCGTATCAGTAGATGAGATCGTATTACCGTCGATCTTGATATTCTCAACCGACACCGAGCCGGTGCCAATCTTCAGGGCGGTTGCGACGCCAGTGCCGCTGTAGACAACCTTCTCAGATGCAGCAGGCCCGCCATCCACATGCAGCAATTGGCTGTAGGTGTCCTTGATCTTATTACCGGTAAGGTTAGTGGGCATGAAAGACTCCTACATGAAAAAGTAGATAGGGGCCGAAGCCCCTATCTATTAGGAAGCCATAACTACCCAGTTGGTGCCGTCGGACACCAGCAGAGCCCAGGTTCCGGCAGTACCAGCCAAAATGGCCGTACCAGCGGTATTGGTAGCGATGGGCTTCACATTGGTCGCCGCAGACACAACTGTCTGAGCAGCGATGGTCTTGATGAAGATTTCGCGACCAACCCAGGTCGAGGCACTGGGAAGCGTGACCGTGATAGAAGCAGCACCGTTGCAAACGATGTGCGTCTCGTCATCCGCGACAGTGAAGCTGGCAGTCTTGATCGCAGGAATACCGCGAGACAAGAAACCGAGCTTCGCCCGACCGCTGCTGATGGTCACATTATCCTGAGCAATACCCTTATAAACACCCATAACGATCTCCTATGAAGGAGTGGGGGCCGAAGCCCCCACCGGGTTATGCGCTTGGGATACTACCCTGATTGGCGCCCATGTCGATCACAGCAAGCTGAATCTTCACACGGGCCGTGTCAACATTGCTGCTGTTCATGGTCAGCAGCACGTTGGTATCAGCCGTAGTAAGATAAGCCGCAGTATCGGCATAACCGCCAACAGTGCCAACCGTACCATTCAGATCGAAACCGTCGATCCAGAAGTCAATGGTACCGCCGCCGATGCCAACGTCAATGTTGGCAGCAGCGCCTTCGGCCTTCACCAGCACCGCAGAACCGTTCAGAACGAACGTACCCTTCGGCAGCGTGCAAAGGACAAGGGTGTCGGTGGAAGCCAAAGCAGCCACACCAGCAGCCGAACGCGCAGCCGCGATCTTGGCAAAGTCAAGATCAATTTCGACTACCGTGAAGCGGTTGGTGTAGGTGGACGGGTAGGCCGTGGAGCCCTTATTAAAACCGAACGAATCGGTAAATGCGGTCATTTCAAGTGCTCCTTATGCAAAGGTCACAACGGCCTGAGCCAGAGCTTCCGGCTTCACGACCTTGTACCCGTAGACCTGAAGGCCACGGATGATGTTACCGAAGGTCGATTCCGAGCGGATCGTTTCCATTTCGGTCATTTGAGACGCAAAGGTGAAGCCCATCTTATGGCCAGCGATGATATTGTACTTCCCGCCAGTATCAACCTTCAGGTTGTGGCTGACATACAGCGTGAAGCGATCCACCATACCGAGGCGACCGTTGCGGATCACCGAGGTGGTGTCACCGACAAGCGACGCATCCTTCAGTTCGGACTTCTTGATCAGGCCAGCCATGCGGGCCGGGATCACCAAGAAGCGACCCGCTTCCGGGGCATTCGCTTCGTCAAGCACAGTGCCGATGTCAACGATCAGGTCAACCACCGAAGCCGTGCCGCCAGCGCCATCCTTGGTCACGGACAGCGGGGAAGCCGTCGTGCCGAGGTTGAACGCAGAAGACTGAGCACCGGCAGTACCGCCCTTGTTGCCGCTGGCAATGTCAGGCAGC